CAAAAAACAACCGCAAATCACAGAGCAAATTTGTATGCGAAAAATGCGGCCTGACGATCCATGCGGACCATAACGCCGCAATCAATATCCATACCCTCGGGCAGAGGGGAATTAACGCCTGTGGAGATGAAGGATGGCCTTCGTCGCTGAAGCAGGAACCTTCGGGAATGAGCAATCTATTACCGATCCCGGCTTAAACCGGGAATCCCCTCCGCTTCAGGGAGGGGAGGATGTCAACGATCCCCGCTTAATCGGAAATCCCCACATCTTCAGGGTGGGGAGGATGTCAACAAGTGCCAGTGAGGGGGGATGCCGTCGTTCATTTTCCAGACTCCTTGATTTTGAGGTACCATGGATCGCTTTGACCCGAGAGCCTGCGCTTGATCGACGCATTGACGTTCGACGGCTTGAGGATCAGGTGGATATTCCCCTTTGCGTATTGCTTCTTGTTCCATGCGTACAGCTTTTCCATGGCCTTTCTAAATGCCTTACGATCGCCGGACCGGACCGCGCTGACCGCCTCGGAAGCAATTTCCCCCTGCTTATCAGATCGGAGTTTCTTTGTCACCTGCCCGGAGTGATATTTCTCATAGTCTCTGGACAATTTGACGGGCTGAAACCCGATAATCTTCCCTAGGGCCTCCGACTTGTCTATCTTGCGGGGCTCACCTGTTTCATCGGGGATTGTCGTTCCGGTAACAGTGGTCTGCCCTTCATTGTAGAGCCGAAACGCCTTCATCCCGTTGGCTATGAACGTGGGCATGGCCTCTTCGACCATCCTGGAATAGTCGCTATGCTTGTATGCGTTCCATGCCCTGCCCGGTTTATCAACGAGTAGGTCGTAGGTTACGCCCAGGATGTTGGTCAGCACCTTGTTGCTCTTGTTGTCCACGATCCCCGTGAACGGGGTCTCCATGGATATGGAACCTTTCAGGCTGACTCCTGCCAGAGCCGGAACCCCGTACAGGAGCATGCTGGTTGTTTGCTCGTCAAACTGCTCGGCCCATTCTTCCACCGGGTCATCGTCTGACTCAAGGGCTGTTTGCAACACCTGCTTGATTGTTGCGTACAGGGGGATAGCCGTTAATCCGCCCAGGGAGATCGTGGCCAGCATGGACCGTGCAAACGCTTTGCGTCCCTCCTTGCCCATGTGGAAAAGCATCTGCTCCCATGCAAGCACTGTGTTGGCTGTGAATGTCCGGAATGTGAATATGGGACTGGCCGCCCTGCCTGCCGTGGATGATCGCAATGGTTGGGGCATGTTCCCTTTTCCATATAAATAATGGGCATCCCTGACCATATCGGATGCAAACTCCCGTGCTTTGGCATAGTCGGCTTTTTCGCCTTTCTTGAGGCCGTACTTTTCGAGGGTCTTCTTGTTGACGATCTTTCCATCTCTCATAGCCCTGAACGCTGCTAGTGCCATTGAAGACCTGTTGAATCGTTCTGCAAACGACATGGGCAATCCAAGGACGTGAAGTGCCTTGTCGGTGATAGACCCACCCCCGACCTGACCGCGAATCCAACGCAGGTAGTTATCTGTCGTAATCCCCGAGTGAATGAGATCGTCCAAGAGTTTTGTTTCATTGTCGGTAAGTCGCGACTTGATTATTTTTTTCATGGTCGCGTCCATCATCTTGACCCCGCTCCCGCCGGTATGTTGGGCGAGCGTGGGCCAGCCGACAATGATGTTCTGCGTGAGGTTGAGCATGGCTGTCTTGATGTTCCCGCCAAGATACCAAGCAAAGGTCGCTGCTTTGACCTTGCCCACGGTCTTGTCGATGTCGTCCTGGTTGCGGAGTACATCCTGCATATACTGCTGGCAGTATCGATACAGGTTGGGGGTCTTGTCTCCCTTGACGGAACGCATGATGTTCCCAAGCTCGCGGGATGTCTCCATCTTTGCGATCCAGCCCGAAAGCCCTGTCTTGTAATCCAAAAGAACCCTTTGGATGTCTTCTGTCTCGTGGCCGGGGATGTCGTTTCTGTGGATCATATGAGATCCCCAACCCCGAGATTTCATCACGTTGGCTACCGCTTCCGGCATGATCTGCTCGAAAGCCTTTTGCGTGTCTTTGTCCAATGACTTCCCGGCGGCCATGATGATTTGCTCCATAGCCTCCACTGGAATGGGGAAGTCGTAGATTTCATCAGGAAGTTTCTGGTTGATACCCATCTCCCACCGCGCGCCGGGATGCTCCTTCTTCATCTTGTTGATGATCTTGAGCCCTTCACCCTTGTGCCGGCCGGGGAGTGCGTCATAATGTGTTCTAAACACCACGTTGCCCTCGGCGTCAATGGCCCGGACATAGTATTTCCCGTATCGATGATGTGGGAAGTAGTTATGCACCTGGTTGATATTGGTCCGCATTTCCTGGATGACTCCCCCGTCAACATCCTTCATTTCGAGCATTTTTGAATACGCCCGGAGCAGGTCGTTATCCAGTGATTCACGGAGATCGACAAATGCTTTCTTGACGTCAGGCGAAGCCTTCAACGTATCGACATACGCCTTAAAGTCTTCCTGGTATTTTGGGTTCAGATCGAGCGCATTCCTGCCGTTTATCAGCACGGGCTTGTTGTTTTCATCCATCCTGCGGATAAACTTCTTGGAGGTGATGGATTTTATAGGCTTTCCATCGTGGGCCTGAACGATGCCTGAAAGCTCTTTCATCTTCTCCTTGGGAAGTTTCCATAGGTCTTCCACTTCGGCCAACGAACGGGAAGCCATATCCGCTTTGCGCTCGGTTCCCTTGTAATAGGTGTCCACCATCTTCCCGATAGCCGGGAATTTCTTCCCGAGCCAGTAGGGGAGCTTGAAGATTTCAGCCAGCCTGCCGAGATCTCCGGTTTTGAAATGTTCGGTGATCTCTGGTTCTATGCCCTCTGCTCCCATGATCTTTGACTTCACGGAGTTTTTTGGGCGTGAGTACATGATGCGGTCGTCGTTGGGGGCAAGGTTGGCCTTGGGACGGGCGTAGTACGTCTGGGTTATCTCCGTATCATCTCCGTCGAAGATTACGTAGTTGTGGGAGCCGTCACCTTTGGACCTGGACGTTCCGTCAAGGTATCTGACTCCCTTTACACCATGAGATCGGAGAAGATTGGACGCTGCTCTTTCAGAGCCAAGCTGTGTGGCAAGTTGGCGGTATGCGCCTTCTCCGCTTTGCTTTTTCCCATCGAAACCCCCAGAGATAAAACTGTCAAACGCTTGGGGGTCATCGTCGTGCATGTACTCAAACATGGAAAGTATATCTTCTCGTTTTTCCTTTTCGGTAGTCGTGGCGTCCCATTCATCTTCAAGAGTGTTGTTGTTGTCAAAATCGTAGGCCATGTTCTCCAATGCGGTGATTGACATCTTATCGAGTGACTTGATCCATTCATCAAACCCGATTTCCCGCCCGCTTATCTTATTGAAGGCATTCTGTACGATCTTGGGCTGTTCCGAAAGAGACTTATCCCAATCAAGCAACTCGTTGACCTCGGGGATTTCGACTTCGTAAAGCTGACCAAGGTTTGTTTTATATTCAATCTCTTCGTTGTCTATAAGGTCAACAGCACTTACTGCATCCTTGATGTCATACTCTTCGTTATTAACAACTATGGTATCTTCTCCATTTTCTTTTGCTTCCATGATTAGCTGGTTAAGATCAACATCTTTATATAAAGCGGTAGCAGCAAGAGATTCTGAGGTTTCAAGTACGTAGCCGTGTTCAGATCCTATCCATCCTTCATTTGTAAGGATATACTCTTCTTCGTCACCATACGGAAAACTTACGGTTTCAATCGGTTCACTCAGCCCTTTCCTATACCATTCAGCAACCTCTTTCTTGCTGGCAAAATATAACCCATATCCGTAAGCCTGCACCCCCTCGCCGGTCCCAATCTTGTCCGTGGAGAATTTCTCAATCCCCCTATGCGGTGTCCCATGATACGCCTTCAAATATGCCGGCACACCATCCTTCCCCATATTCACATCAGCATCCCGCAGCAACGCCCCCCGTGCATCCTGCAACAAGGTCCGAATCTCTGCATCCGTGATCTTCGTCTTGATCCCGATATGCGCTCCCACGGCCCTGAACATCCGGGCGATAGCGGCTACGTAGCGGTCATACCATTTGGACTCCCTACCCTGCTCGGCAAGCCATTCCTCGGCCAGCCCACGGCGTCCCTCACCCGTCTTGAGGTTGAACCCGCCCTTGTATTGGCCGGTAGCCATTTTCCGAATCTCTTTGATCTTGGCAATGTACACCTGGTTCAGAATGGTATCCACGGCTTTGTTTGCCTTGGCAACATCCCCGCCATAGGCATCAGCCAGCTTTGCACGGAGTTTCTTCAACCCTGCATGCGTCATCTCGTGCCTGAATACCTCGGAGATGATATACCCGGAATTGGGGACGTTATCAGAGATGATCCATATCTTCCCGTCCAGGAAAAACCCTGGCGTCCCGTGGGCCTTGTCCTTCTCTATGATGTTCCTGATCTTGGCGGGTAAGTCCTGCTCACTCTCCACGGCCTCTATCAGTACGTCATCGGCCAATACAGAGCGGAGGCGGTCAACAATGGCCTTGGCCTGGGCAAAGGTTACATTGTTTGTTTTTTGGCCCTTGGGACGGGCGTAGAGGGCAATGCCTTTTTCCGTATCCTTTGCCCGAGCAGGTGCTTTCTCGCCGGTAATGTGCTGGATCTGTTTTCCTTCCTGCGCCGTAGGCTCAAAGTCCCCGAAGTATTCCACGAACTTTGCGGTTGTGTTTTTTGTGCTTACTGCGTTACCCCCATCGGAATGACGGGTGATGTATCCATGCTTGCCCTTGGAAAACGCCTTTGCCTCGGCTAGCGTCGAGAACCTTTTGGTTTCCGTGGTCCGACCTGTCCCGGGCTGATCTGTGTAAGCTACGAACCAGTCAACGTGATCTGTCTTGTTCGGGGTAAAGACCTTCTGGTCCTTCGCCTGGTCTGACCTTGGCTTTGCAGGCTTTGTCGGATTCGGGGACGGATATGTTTTGCTCGGTGTTGGAGTTTCCCGCCTTGCGTTTTCGATCCTGCTCTGTTCGTCTGTGGTTTTTGCTTGCTTTTGCGATTCGTTGTATCCTGTGACGTTTTTTGCCTGTTCAAGATTCCCTGCACCTCGTTTTTTCTGCCATGCACCCACACTGCGAGCCCAGAGGAAGCGATTCTTTTTAAGATTCTCCCTGGTCTCTGCATCGGGTTTCCCGTCAAAAAAGATTCGGACACGGTTGCCCTCTACGTCGTCAACAATCGTCCCCCCGTCAAATTTATATTCTCTGGTTTCATCGTTGCGGGCTTGCTCCAAGGATGCAAGCCGTTTTTTCATCCGGTTGATATTGGCATTGTTGTTTGTCAGTGCATAACCAGGAAAACCTATCTGCCCCATGTCGTCAGGGGTGCGATACCTCTCTATCGTTTTGTCAGAGTACCCCATCTTACGAAGTTCTGCGTCACCGGCCTTGACGTCCTTTTTTTTGACGGCACGGTTAACAGCCTTCATCCTGTCTTGAAGCTCTTGGGCCTCTTCGATCTTGGCCTTGAGTTTTATGATAGCATCTTCATCGTCAGAGGATATGGCGTCATTGTTCCTGATCGACGCGGCACGTTGGCTATAATGATCAGCCTTCTTGCTTTCCTCTACAGCCTTGTCGGTTTGCTTCCAAATTTTATCCTGGTCCCTTCTGGCACGGGCTTCTGAATGATGCCCTACAAGAATGGGCTGTCCAAATGGAATACCATCTGCAACCTTGTCTGCGTTTGCATGGTGTTCACTTGATTTTTGCTTTGCCCTGTCAGACCGTTCCTCCATTCTGTTTGCACGGTCTTCACGTTTTTGTTCGTATCTGTTTGCGTTGCCGGTTTCTTCACGCCATTGCTGAAGGGCAGCTAGATATTCTCGCGCTGAGGCAAAGTCTTCTTCTCTAGGGATTGGAACCTCTTTTTCAGACTGTTTGATGCTGGCGGTGGCTTTCTCGTCGGAAATCACGGTATTGGCTACCTGCTCCATGTTGGAACGGGCCTGATCGTGCTTATCCTGAAGGCCGGGCGAGGATTCCTTCTCAATCGTCACCATATAGGCACTAACGCCGGTCTCCTTAAACGCATCCTTCCCCTTGAAGCTGTTTGCGGGTAGCTGTTCGGACTCACCGCCAACCTCTTCGAGCCATTCCCTAAACGCTGTGGTCTTGCGCTGGCTGTTGGAGAAGGTACCTGCCCCCATAATGGCTACAAGCTTACCGCCAGGCTTCAGGTGGCCGTATGCCTTGCGTACATGGTCAATATCCTGCCCCTTCTCGAACGGGGGGTTCATTACAATTTTATCGTATTTCTTGTTTGCGTCGTAGCTCAAGAAGTCGTCAGACACGACATTATGCCCTTTTGCTTGCAGGATGTCCCGCATGGAAGGATTGATTTCCACCACGTCCGGGTTCGACCCACGGGCCTTGATTCCGTTGGCAATATCTCCAATACCAGCTGACGGCTCAAGGACGGCATCGCCTTCCTGAATATCGGCTTCATCCATCATCTTTTCAACAATAGGTTTGGGAGTGGGGAAGAAACCGGGGATTTTCTGCCAGCGTAAATTCTGTTCTTTCTCGCGAATCTCTTTGGCTTTGGGGTCTTCGGCCTTGACCTCTTTGAACTTGATATAGTCTTTCAGTGCGGTTTGAAGTTGCTCGTCCGTGGTGATTCCCATGGAATGAAACCGCTTCAGGTTTCGCACAGCATCCTTGACGTTGTTCTTGGTATATGTGTCTGCCGTGGTGATCTTTAGGAGAGATTCAACGGCCTTGATATGCTCGGGTGTTGTAATGGTTGCCCCGTATTGTTCAAGCGGGGGAAGAGCGGATTTGATGTTACGAATACCGGGCTTACCTGCGGCCTTGTCGAGAAGCTCTCTCAAACCCCGTACAAACACACCCGCCTTCGCCTTCATGGGCACAAACGGTCTATCCTTCTTGGTGTAGTCCCGCGCCTGGTTGATTGCTCTATCAAGAGATTCAATAGCAACCTTGGTCTTCACGTTTGCCAACGACTCGGGGATAGTGCCTTCGTCGTGAGCATCGGCCAGCTTCCGCATGGTAGCTTGTAGCCCCTGCAACCCCATACCTTCCTGCCGGATACTCTCGGCCATACGTGCTTTTCGAGGGGTGTTTGTCTCCCGCTCACCAAGCCTTTCGTCGATACGTGCCTGCATAGAATCAGCGTTCTTACGGAGGGTTGTGGCGATAAATTTTGATTTCTTGTTCTGCACGGGGGCGGTGCGCTCTTCCTGGGCCTCGGCAGTAACAGGGGCGGGGGCCAGAGTGGGAGGAACAACGGCCTTTTGCTTGGGCTGTGTTGCAGTTTTTGCCGTGAACGGTTCATCCTGCACAGCCCAATTCGGAGCGATGCCGGGTGTGATCTGGCTCTTTCCATCGATCTCAATTTTGCCGCCAGGAAGAACGTTCGTAATCTGCCCGGAAAGAGACCCGGAACGCGCATATTGCCCCACGGGTGATCTGGTGGATGCTGGTTGTTCTGAAACCCTGGGCTCACCCGGTAACACAACTGGCTCTATTCCTGACTGCATGGATGCTGTTTCTTCCTGCGTGAATGGCATGGCTTCAGGTCGTACTGACTGCGGGGGAACCAGACCTCTCTGCGCCTCGCCCATGGGTATGGCGGTAGACAGAACGGGAAGGTCGCGCCTCTGCCCATCTGGGACAAGGCTAAAATCCTGCCCGCCATACGGAAGCATTCCCTGCGCCCGGTCCTCACCGGGCGGCAGTGCGTCATAGTCGGGCCGCCCCATGGCGTTAATCTCTTCGCGCCGGGTCAACTCTTCGAGATACGCAGGGTCATTCCATGTCCCATCCGGATTCGGCTGGACAGTAGGAGCCTGGGGCTGAAAATTGCGCAGAATATCCTGAATATCGACTCTCTTTGCCGGAGCCGATTGTTGCCCTGCAAATTGGTCTTGCGTTCGTGTATGGGCCTCCTGTGGCCCTTGAGGGGATGCTATGTCTTTCCCTTCAACCTTCTTCCCGGTTGCAAGGTTTTGCTTGGTGGTTGCCTTTGCTTCCCGCGCAAGTTTTTCATTGGCGACATCGAGCGCAAGGCTTGAAAGCGTATCATTGCCGGGCCGCTCTCCACCAAGATACGATAGCATTTTGCCAGCCTGCTCAAGCTGCGCGTCATCCAGGGTTGAGAGGTCAATCGATGCCAATGCGTTCGTGACATCTTTGATTTGCTTGTTTGTTTGCAGGTGGCTGACGGCTCCACAACCACCAGCCTGCAATATCGCGCCAACCCCAACGGCTCCTGCATGTTCGCCAATAAATTCTTTTACCGTTGGCGCATCGGGTCGGAGGCCGTAGTTTTGCCTGTTTTTTTCAGAAATACCAAAGTTTGCCCCCTCGGAAACCTGTTCCTCGGCTACTGCCATCCCTAGACGCGAGGCGGCCTTGCTTACTGAATTTGATGCTATCCTTTGGACAATATTTTTTATCCCAGGGATGGAACTAAAAATCTTCCCACCAAGCCCCCCAAATATTCCGGCTGTCAGAAATTGGCTGGCCGCTTCCGTTCCAGCTTCAGACAATCCGGCAATAGTCGCGCCTTCGTCTACATCCTGTGCGATCTGACGCCACTCTTCTTCTGTCAGATTGGGACGTATTTTTAGCGCAAGGACTTTTATTTCATGCAGGAATTGGTTTGTCGCCGTCCTGTAGAACGCCGGGTAGGTTGCAGATGCCGCCCCTGTCATAGCTCCAACAACCCTTGCCCCGGGAACAGGTATGGGGGCCGCTGCCGTTGCCCCTGCAACCATCCCGGTAAGACCAGTTGACGCACTCGGGCCGACACTGAGAGCACCTTCGTATGCCGCCTTGAGGCCGGGATGCTTTTGGTACCCCTGAACGTACTCACGAGATTGCCGGTCACGTTGCTGCTCGTCGATGACCTGTTGGGCATACCCGTTGTCATGTAGCTTAACGTCCTTGCCCTGCCACGCTCTTGCGAAAAAATCAGGGATTTCGTCTCTGGCACTGTCCAACAATCCCCGACCAAGAGCTACGGTATAATCAATCACGCCAGGCCCTGACTCTTCTTCTGGCTCCTGACTCTGCTGAATAGGCTGCACATAGGGCCGAATATCGGGGTTGTTGTTGTATAGCTGTGCAAAAAACTCTTCTGATGTCATTGCCATATATGATTACCTCTGCGGGGTTGTTAGTCCACCCGGGCGCTGTGTCTGTGCAAACTCTTGGACAGCCTCTTCAACGGGAGTATGCGGGGCATCTTTGTAACGGTTTTTTGACCATCGGTAAAAAACATCCCATAGTTTTCCTGCTCCACCGGCGATCTTGTATGCAGGGGACATTTCGCCCACAGTTCTTATCTGCCGCGCCGCTTGCTGTCCTACCTCTTTTAGCGTTTGCCCAATCGCATACGCAATAGCTTCCGGGTTATTTGCAGCACCTGTGCGGTTTATCGATTCGTTCATTCTGTCATAAATCCTGCCTTCACTGGCCTTGGCCCGTTGCAACATTCCGGGCGCTTCCTGTCGTTCCGGAGTGGGTACTTCCGGCAAGCTACCGGTGGGGGATTGACGGGGTGCTGTGCCTTGTAAGCCACGGGGTTCATCTTCTCCTGCAAACGGGCTTTTTCTTGTGTTTCCGCTTGGTCTTTGGAGTTCACCCGTGTAGCCCGACTCTTTGGGCGTTCCATCCTGCCGCAACCCATACCCGCCTTGTGCCTGCTGGTAGGTTCTCCCTCTTCCACCGGATGCTAATTTCCTATACGCCGAACCAGTTGCGTCAATAGCGGCGGCCATGAGCTGTTCATTTATCTCCTGGGAAATCGTCCCGCCCTCCGGCTGGACATTCTCAAGATACTGCTGTTGCAAGGCGGCTAAGTTCGCATTGACATCTTGCGGAATAGCCCTTGCAACCGCCATGCGCGATTGCGGAGGGAACGAAACCAACACATCAGCCATCATGTCCCGAATCGGTTTTGCCACATCAGGTTCCGGCATAGGCGAATTGCTGTTTGGTGGCGGGAGGATCTGTTCTGCGATTTTCCTCGCTGATGTTATGTCCGCGTTGGAGGCGCCATATCCACCCCCTGCCAGATCCCGCTCCACCTTCACGTCATCAACGGGCCGCGCCTTGAGCCCACGGGCCTGCTCCGGAGTGCCGGTAAACACCCGCCCCTCCGGTGTGACATATTGCCGCGTCTCGACCTGCCTGGGCTGCCGATACCGCCCCTTGAGCTGTTTGGGATCGGTGGCCTGCTGGACCAGTTGGCCGGTGTCGTCGTCGTAGATGGAGATGACCGGACCGCCCAGGTTGCCGTCCTTGGGCACGGTCTGGATCACGCGGACGTTTTTTCCGGTCTGGGTGTCCTGCATGATCTGGCCGCCCGAAAGTATGTTCTTGGCGTTGGCGTCGCTTACCCGGCTGCGCTGCTCGGCAATAGACAAGGCAAGCTGCGGCACTGCCTGCTTGACCGCCAGGGCCACGTCCTCGAATTTTAGATCGTCCTTGACCTTGATGGACTCGCCTTGTTCATTGGTATGAAAAATATCATACCTGTCACCGTCTTTTTTCACGGTGTAGGGGAGGCGCGACTCCTGAATCACCGAGGTCAGGGCATCCATGGCCCTGGTCGTGTCGCCCATCGTGTACAGATTACTGGCGTGGGTCAGACCCTGGTTGATCTTACCACCTTCCTCCTGGGCAACCCGTTTGGCATCGTCAAAGCGCTTGATATTGAAGTCTCGATTTCTCTTGAGGTTTTCATGCGCCAGGGCAAGAGCTTGGGATTGTTGCAGATTCGACTGGGGGATCTTGTTCAGAAAGTCCATGCCCGCATCGTATCCCTGTTGTTTGGATATTTCGCTGAACCGGGTCAGGATCTGGTTGGCGCTCTCCTTCACCCCATGACTGAAGGTATATGCCTCCTTGTTGGCCTTGCTTGAAAGCTCGTTGTCCTGAAAGCTGTTCCATGTATCTTTGGCCTTGAGCCCCACGCTAGGGGCGATTCCCTGGGGAAGCTCCTGGCCTGACTGCAAGGCTCCCAGTGCCTGGTCATATTGATTGGCTCGACGCTTGATCTCGTTGCGATCCTCCTGCCCCTGAACAAACTTCTGGACACCCATGGCGTCCCTGGTTAGCCCCATCCAGTCGCCAAAATCCCATGTATCGTCTCTATATCTCCGCATGTATCGTCTCCTATGAAAACAAATATGCCGCAGCGCCTATCAGCGCGCCAATGCCCGCGCCCCACAGCCCGGCGGTTGATCCGGCCTCTATGCCTATTGCTGTCGAAGTTCCCAGGCCCAGCCCGGTTTCCGCTGCCGCAGCCGTTGTGGCCGCTTCGGTCGCGCCCAGGCCGGAGGCAAAAGCCGCAGTGTCTGCACCCAGCGCAGTCGTTGCCCCGCCCAAAACACCTGCCCCGCCCGAGGCAAGAGAGCCGCCCAGGGGTGCGCCAATGCTCGACGTCAATCCGGCGGTTCCTGCGCTGCCCGTAAGAAGGCCCATGGCCGGGATGGCCGATCCCATACTGGACACCACGGGACTGGATGCCCCGGCGGTTGTGGCAAACATCTCCGGCATGGCGCTGGAGAGCATGGGCGACACAGCATACCCCATCATCCCGCCACCGGCGGCATTTTCCAGGGCACCGCCCACGGTCTTTTTGGGCTTTTCGTATTCCGGCCCCTGCTTGTCCATGGATGCGGCCGTTGACGCGGCTCCCTGCATCCCGCCCATGGCCTGGCTGATGGGGTTTTGTACGTTGTAAAGTAGTCCCGGCATGTCGTCCCCCTATCTGGTGAATGAAAGGCCCAGCTGCGTGGCCCCGTGCAGTCGGTTGAAATTTTCGTTTTCCGCATTGGTCCGGGCTACAGTGGCGGCCCCGCCAAGGGCCTTGGCCTCGTCCATGGCTGTCCGCCGGTTCATGTCGGCAAAGGCACCGGAGTTCGGATTGACCCCCATGCGCGCCATGGAACGGTTGCTGGCCGCTGTCTGCCCGGCAAATGCCCCGGCAACATCGGCCTTGGCCTGGGTCACGCGGGCGTCGATATCTATGCCCTTGGCCGCCTCGGTCGCATATTGCGCACGGACCGGCGCAAACTCGCTGATCGCCTTGGAGGTATCGGCCATGGTTTCCCGGGCCAGCGCGGTCTGTTGCGGAAGCAGCCCTAGTGCGGCCTGGTTTTGTGCCAGGGTCAAGTCAGCGTTTGACGGTGCCAGGCGGGTTGCCGCAAGGGTTTCTGCAAGGGCCTGCTCGGTCTGGTAGGGGATAAGCTGGCGATTGGCAGCCACCTGCTCCATCTCCATGGGCTTGTACACATCGCCCCAATAGTCGTAATACTCCTCGGCCATGCGCTGCTGGGCCTCGTAGATATCGGCCATGCGGCGGTTGTACTCTTCGTCCACGGAATCGACGTCGCCTCCCCCTCCTCCCTTGCATTCCGTAACCGGCCCGGCGTACAGAAAACATTCTTCGTGCTCCACCTCGCCCGTGGCGATATCAATAGTCACGCTGGTGTATATTTTGCGCATCATGAAAACTCCTTCCTGGTTGCGTAACTCACCAGGGCGTCCATGGGTTGGTGTGTGTATGCGTTGTCGAGCATCCCCGGGACCACGCCGATCCCGACCATGCCCGCCCGCGTCAACATGCGGATGGCCAGTTTGTTGTCCACCGGTGTCACGCCGACAAGGGTATCCAGTACGTAGCCGCCGTGTGCCTGCATGGTGAGGGTCCGAAACAGGCACTCCCTGGCAACCTGCACTGCCTTGCCGTGAATCGCCGGGAATCCGCAAAAGTGAATCCTGGCTGAGCGCCCCTCAAAGGTGTTCAACCAGAAGATCGCCATGATCTCGTCGTCCCCGCCATAGACCACAAAGGGCCGCGTATCCCGCCGCTTCATCTCCCGCACAAACCCGGCCTGATCCGTTACGGTCTGGTCATAAAACACGATCGGCAAAACCCCCTGGTCGTGGATCATGTCGAAGATGTGCGCCAATTCGGAATCCTTGAGCGTGGGGATGCCGTCTATCTCGCAGTAGGGGAGGATGGTTATGGACACGCGGTTACTCCTTGATAAGAAAATCCAGTGCCATGGCATCGGATGCGCTCATGACGGCATCGACCAATGCCTCGTCGGGATGCTCGCCCCAGAAGCGTGGATCGGTCATGTCGTATACTGCTCGTGTGATCACTCTCATCGGATATCGTCCTTGGTAATAATGCCCATGTCGATCAGGTCGCCAAGGGTCACGGCCTTGTTCATCTTGTCGCCGCGCACGCCCATCAGGGTTTCAAGCACCTCGCGCACGCGGGCGAGGAACCTTGCCAGCCCTGCGGGTGTGGTCGGCTCGAAGTCGGGAAATCCTGTAATCATGCGATCATCTCCGTGATTGATGTGCCCAGGCGGACCTGGGTGACGGGAAAATTGCCCTCGATCTGGAACTCAAACTCCCTGCCGACAAACCCGGTAGGCAACCTGAGTGGCCGATTATCCCTGATCGTCTGCGAAAACACCAGCCGACCGTCAACGTACAGGCGGAACATGATGCCCGGACCGAGCATGGTTGTCAGGTCGCGCAGGGTATCCCCGTTAACGACCGTCTCGTTGAACATCACCTCGTTCAAGGCCCCCATGAGCCCCCCGGCGTCAATAATCGCCTGGTTCTCCGCCTTGAGCTCGTCGGTAACCAGCACCATCTGGGTGGTCTCGGCATAGGCGGCGACAACCTGGGCCGCTGACAGGTTGATGTTCGGGGAGATGGCAAACCGCTTGGACCGCCACCTGAAATAAAGGGTTCTGGAGATGTCGTCCGACTGCTCCCACCCGGCGATATATTGCGTACCCCCTGACTTGACGATCAGATACAGGGAGTTGTCAGCATCATCCACATACATGCCCGAACAGGACAGGGCGAGGGTGGTATGTCCGGACGCCTGGTGGCGGAAGTCGATGGCATGGCCCGTGGTTGCGCCTGAGCTGGTCGAGAAAAAGAGATATCTGCCGTCAACGGCAGCAGCCGTGATGGTTGCCGGGGTCAGCCCCACCCATTCGGCTTCGGAAAAAATAGATCCGGTCAGCAGAACGGCGGTCTGCCCGTTGCACAGATAGAGTCCGTCAGGTCCGGCAAAAAGCACCCCGGCCTCGGTGGACACGATAGATCGCTTGGACAGGCAGGGAACATTGCCCGGAAGTCGGACAACACTCATTGATTCCGGAGCGGAGCCGGACATGACGTACACCGGCCCCTTGGTGAGCACGACAATCGAGGTTCCCACAACACCGAGTCCCACGATATCGAACGGGACCATATAACTATGCGCATCGGGATAGGCGTAGGGGATGGCCGGTTCGGAGAGTCGGACGGATCGCCCGGTAAACCCGGCCAGTATCGACCCGGGCAGAGCTGTCAGCCCTTTGAGCGTTTCAGGCGGGGGAAGATAGGTTTCGGTTTGCAGGGTATCGCCGGAGGTGGCCGACATGGTGTCCGAGTACGAGGTCGCCGGATCGATCTCAGCCACAAACTCGTACTCGGCAGTACCCGAAGATCCGGAGATGAGCCTGTAAATGCGCATCTTTGTGATCCCGTAGCCTGTCGGGGGCGTAGTCATCCCGGTTATCTCGGCGGTATCTCCATCGCAGATCTCGACAACGGTCGAGGGAGCCGAGTTGGCCCCCTCCCATCCCTGGGCGTTGACATAGGTGTACACGTGCGACACCTGCTGCGGATTCTCCGTCCCGGACCCGGACTTTGCCGTTGCGGGCGCGGTCGCAGGAACCGGCAGCCCCAGCGGGAAAACATCCCCGTTTTTTGTCCGATACTTGGGCGATCCGTCCCCGGTGTACATCAGGATATCGAGGTCGTCCTCGGCCAGCAGCGACCGCACGCAATCAACATCCGTGTTCCACGTCAGCCATTCATCGCGGTATTTCCAAACCGTCAGCGCCGTACCCGTTGCTGCAACCCCTTCCACCCGCGTCCACCCGGCCCAGGGTCGGAGCTCTCCCGACCAGAGCTTGCAGTTTTCAGCCACCTGGGCCTCGGACACCTCAAGGGCGCCGGGCGCGGTGACGGGCCGCGAACCTGAAAAACCTGGTCCTATGACAATCTGCATACCTAGACCGCCTCGATAGATATGGTCCCAATATCCACGCCAGTGGCTGAATCCGCTGTCACTGCGTGGGCTGCGGTGTCCGCACTCGTGGCTGAATCCGCTGTCACTGCGTGGGCTGCGGTGTCCGCTACGTCCGCGCTGGCTGCCCGGCCATAGTATTTGGGCGACGCCGAGACAGCCCCGCCCACCTCCACGGCGGCGAGCCCGGCATCGACAACCGCGTTCTCGACAACGACCGTAGTGGCATCGTCGTCAACAGAGTATGTCGAGGAGACGATATAGCCATCATCATTGGCCGTCTGCCACAGCCTGATGGCCCGATAGGTGTGATACCGCGCTGTCTTGTCACCCGCCACAACCAGGGTATCCGCGCCCACATACGAGACAGCAGCGTCTTCCCTGATCCACCAGACATCCATCAGCCCGGTTATACTCCCGGCGGTCACGCGGAGTTCCACCGGAGCGCCCTTGGAAAATGCCAGTGCGGCTGTCGATCCCTGGGCCCGCTCGATGGTGAACGTATCTCCCACCCGGGCCGTGACCTTGACGATCTCGTACCGCTTGAGCACGTCCACCAGGGTCAGAAAAAAATAGTCGTCGTACACGCTGATGGCAGGGAAACGACCCCCCTGGCCAGACTCCAGCTCAAGCGACGTGGCCGTGTCGGAGATGCCGCTGGCCAGCACCCCGCTTGCATTATCTGACATCAAAGGTCTTCCCATACACACCTCACGTAAACGTATAGTATCTGTCTATTTTCTTGATAATTGCAAAAAACGGCAGCTCCTGGGCATACCGCTCAATCTGGTCAATCAGCACATCCGAGCCCGTGAAAAACACCTTCCGGTCCTCGGAGCCGGGCTGGCTGAACTGGATGGTCAGACACTTTCCCGACTTGTTCTTGTTTTTGTACTTACTCTCGCTGGTGCGGTAGTCGATTTCGAGCTGCGGGACCCGCAATTCGCGCCATTGTCCCAATTGCCGCCAAAAAGCGCACGGGAGGCACACCCACCAAAAGTATAAACCGTAGAGTAAAAAAACCGCCGACCGATTAGCGGCCTCCGGCCAACGGCTCCGCGACCCCGCGCACCCCGGTATACGCAACCAGAAAGAGCGGCGAAATATTCCAAGCCGAGCTGCGGGACCCGCAAGCCGCGCCAGAGTCCCAAAGGCCGCCAAAAAGCGCACGGTTCGGGGCTAGATAATGCTGACCAGCAACGCCCGTGTCATTTCCGTCGTAGGCATTTTCCCATGACGTAGTGCCACCGGCTTCCGCCTCGATCCCCCATTGCCAGAGCGCACCGCAGCAGTCCTCAGCCCCGTGGTTGGAGATCATCCTCCGGCCTGTCGTGTCCACATGCCCCCCGGTCGTGACCGGGTCTGCGGACCCAACAATATTGGTACCCTGGTTGGAGCCCAGAGATAGGGACACAAACTCGCCTTGAAAGGGCATCCTGTTGCCGATGCGCCGGAGCCATTGGTCAAATTTATACCAATGGAACGTCTCTGAGCTGGCTCCGTCTGCGGTTACTCCGTTATACACAGAGACGAGTTCCCCGCCCGACACGCTGGCAAGGTATATCATGGCCCATATCCCGGAATCCGGGTCGTAAAACCGGCCCTCAACAGGGCCATGTGGACGATGGTTCAGGCACCAGACCGAGCGCGGCAGTACATCTCCGGCAACAAAGCCGGAAAGATCGTGACCAGCTATCGTCCCAACTTCAAGACAGAGAGTATGATACCCACCGATCTTGCGTGAGTTGTCCGCGTTATATCCCGACGGGTAGGTAGCGTTTGCAGATTCCTTGATGGTCGCATCCAGACCGTCTGCCGTACAAAGATACACGTAATAATCCTTGCCCGGCTCAAGGGCGCCTGTGTCAAGTTTGGAGCCTGCCACCCATGTGATATCGGCATCTGTCTCAAACAGGCTGTAGTCAGTCCCGTTGTACAGAATTGCGAACTGGGTGTTTTTTACCAGTACCATGTTTTCCCCGTCCGTACATGTCAGATACGGAGAGGACAACGCGCGCATGTCAGGCGCCAGGCGGGAGATCGGTTTAATTGCCATTGATGATACCCTCCACTTCTGCAACGTCGGTAAAACCCAGCCGGTAGATGCGCGAGTTTGGATCTTCAACCAACTCCTGCTGAATATATCTCACGGTATCAGTCATCTCGTCCTGCATGGTATACACCCGGTGGGTCGCATCGGTTATCCCGTCCGCCTCGGACGCCACCTGCCCGGTCGGTCGCCAATAGTTGAGTTCCTTGGGATCGATGATCCCCTGGAGAAAGGCTTTAACCTCGTCCGGATAATCAGGCAGCAGGTTCATGATATCCGCCTTGGTGTTGATGTATTTTGGAAAACCTCTCATTTACGCGATACCTCCGATAGTAAAATCATTGTAATACGCCTCAACCAGATCCTGAGCATCCTCGGCCTTGCCTTGAGCGATGATCGCTGCATCCCGCGCCCCCTCACTCGCAAGCTGGGCCGCTTCTGCAAAACCCTGGGCCTCTTCGGCCAGCCCTTGCGCGTCTTCGGCCAGACCCTGGGCCGTTTCTGCCAGCCCCTGGGCGTCTTCGGCCAGACCCTGGGCCGTTTCTGCCAGCCCCTGGGCGGCCTCTGCACCGGACCGGGCAGCTATCGCACCGGTTTTTGCCTCGGTCGCCAAAGCCACCTGGGACGACCCCTCTGTGGCCACACGAACCACTTGCGTGTCACCCTCTGTGGTCACCCGAACCGACTGCTCATACCCCTTGTCAACAATCCGGCTCACCTGGGTATCGCCCTCGGCGATCACGGACGTGATCAGGATCGTTCCGGCCCCGCGCAGGTCGTACCGGTCCAGATCGCAGATCTCTTCGAGATTGCAGTTTGAATTGGGTACGACCGCGTACACGCACACGGTCTTTGTCGGGGTGATGATCTTGAACAGATATTCCGAGCCCTCGGAGCCGAGCTCGTTGGGAAAAACGTCGAGCACGGCGGTGCCTGTCGCGTCCGTGTCCGCCTCGGACTGTCGGGGAACAATATAGCCGTTGTACCGCTCAATGGTCTGTAGCTTGGCCAGTACCTTGGCCCCGGAAACAGGCTCTCCGGCCTGGTCCCTGACCCGTGCGGTAACGGAAACGGTAGGTATGTCTGCCATGGGATATCCTTACAAAAAAAAATCAGACGAACCGGACGGGCCGGACGCTGAGGGTTGCTGTCTGTCGGCCCGAACGGACCGTATCGATCTTTGCCCGGGCCACGCCGGAACAAAACTGCGCATAGTGAAACGAGGCCGACTGAGGATTCCCCCATGTTTTGGTGGGATTGGTCTGTAGCCGATACAGCGCGCCATGGGCCACGGTGTCGGAGTAGTTGGAAACGATCCAGTCGGGGAGCTCTGCGGCCTGGCGCGTGGGCCGAAGCGCCACCGTCACCTGACCCGTGCATTGTCGGCTGGTCGGCGCGGCAAGCTGGACGGTCAGCCCGTCCAGAGAGACGGACGCATCCCGACCCAGAACCAGCTTCTGGCCGTCAACCGTACAGGCGATCAAACGGGATATTTCCGAATGGGCAGGAATGTCGTCGATATCCATCTCCTCGGCCCCCTCGAAAAGGAGGGTCGAATCGGACATGTGTCGCCACACCAGCGACTGGTTGCACAGCTCGCGGCAGGCCCACACAATGGCCGTCAGCATGACTTGCTTTGGCGCGTCGGATACCTCGATGCGCACCTCGGGCAAAAAATCGGCATAGATGGCCATTACGCACCCACCCCCTTGACCTGTACCGGAAAGAACAGGTCGGCTTTCAGTTTAACGCCCAGGGATTGATAAAAGGCCGTGGCGCAATGCTGGGCCCGCGCGTAATTTGCGTCCGAATTGTCGCCCGCGTAGATCAGATAGAGCATCCACTGCTGCACGGGTCCGGCAAAGGTGTCCGGAATGGGCAGGGGATCTGACGGAGAGACAATGATGTCCGGCTCCGAGGAGTAGGTGACCTCCACGTATGTCCGCTCGGACAACGAGGGGGAGACATAGTAAACCTGCGGATTGAGCAGCTTGTCATAGGCGTAGTTGTCCACCTCTGTCCCGGTGATGTTCCAGTCGTAGGCGCCCATGGCCTCACGTGTGACCTTGAAGCACGGCTCGCCGGGCACGGTCCCGTCAGCTCCCATGTTCTGGATCACCTCAAGCAGGGACAGGGCGTTTTTCGACGCCGCGTGCACAACCACGGAAGGAATGGTCTGCCTGGACCCGATTTCGAGCTGGATGGCCTCGGTCACTGCCGTGGCATCGGGCCGGTTCTGGACGATCTCGCGCAGGGCGGCATTGGCCAGATCCACCAGCGTGATCCCGCCCTCTGACGACTCCCACGGCCACCGTCTGGCCTCGCCGACATCCTGAAGCTGGCCGGAAAGCAGGGTAAAAATATCAGAGACGAGCATAACGATTCCTGTTCATAAAAAAGGCCGGACCGTTAAAACAGCCCGGCCTGTAGGGTTTACGTTGCGGAAACCGCACTTCCAAGGGCGATCTGCAACCAGTTCGTCCCGTTGCTGTATGCCAGACATGGCGAGCCCGCAGCTCCATCGGAGCAAACCACCAACATACCCTCGTTTGCGGTCGCATCGGGAAGCTCTGCGACAGCAGCCGAGGGAAGAGTGATTGCACCGGTCACGTCACCAGTTACGTCCCCGGTTACATCGCCGGTTACATTTCCAGTCACATCACCGGTTACATCGCCGGTTATATCACCGGAAATTCCGCTGGAAACGGTCAATTCCCGTATTCTCACAACCCCAAGGTCGCAGTCTTCTCTCCAAGCCATATTCCACCTCTTGTTAAAAGGGGGCATTATAGCCCCCTGTTGTAATTAAGCAGCGTAGCAGTACAGATCCAGCATGGACACCGGCTTGATAACCTCGTAGCCGAACACCTGGAGTCCCCGCATGAGCTGACCGAAGTCATGGGGGTTGGGGAGGATTTCGTTCTTCACAAGCTGAGAGGCAAACGTCAGCGCGCTCTTGTGCCCCATCAGGACGTGGAAAGCCTCATTTTCCCCGTCGGTAGTATGTGCAACGTTATTGGACGAATACAGCGTCCACCTGTCGATCATGCCGAGCCGACCGTTGCGAAGAACGGACTTACTGTCTCCGGTCAAAGAAGCATCCTTGAGATCGGAAGTCTTGATCCGAGAAGCCATCCAAGCGGGGATAACCGCCCACCTGTCAGTCTCGGGAACATTCTGTTCGTCAAGCACCTGTCCAGCCTGCACCAACACGTCGATGACGTTGCTCTTGGTAACTTCAACGGGCAAACCGGTAGTACCGAGGTTGATCCCGGAAGAGATCTTTCCAGCTGTAGTACCCGCATTGCTTGCATCAACATCACCATAGATGTCGTTCAAGATTTTATAGTCAATCTTGACCTTCATCTGTTCTGCTGCATCCTGCCCCCAGGCATCCATGAAGTTGATATCGGACTGCTTCTTGTCAACATCAGAGATATTGACGTTGTAGTAATACCCCTTGTCGATAAGCAGTTCTACGTTATCAGATTCAGGGTTCTGCACATCAAGGCTCATTCCCTTCTGGTACTCGGATATAACGATGTCCGGTACTGTGCGGATATACACCTTATCGCCATACTCGGAGATTTCACCTTCATAATCCGTGTTGGCGATCTGTGCAAAGACTGTTGCCTTGTAAAACTTTTCAAGGAGCTTGCCGCTCCAAATTTCAGGGATATAGGTTCCGCTCAAAGAGGGAACGCCCAGTGCTACGGGAAATGCCATTATGTCATCCTCCGGGCGAGATTCGCCCTATAAATCGTTATTGCGAGGAAGATAATGGCGGGGTTTTGTTATTGAGTTATTCTCCCCTCATTTGCCGCAAGAGAAATATCTCTCGATACTGCACCCGCCTCTTCCTCGGAAGTGATCATCTTTCCTTTGAACGAGAACGGGAAACGATTTGCCGCAGACTTCTTGTAGAAATCCGCAATATCCCCACGGCTGTATGTTGCCTGCTGAGGTACATTCCCGTTCGGGTTCGACACGGAGCGGGAGGGGGCAACCTGAGACTCTACGGGAGGACGCTTCTTTGTGGGCTTTTGCTTGCCGGGCCATGCCTCGAAAATGCTTGCAACACGCTCTACATCCAGCGCGTTCTGTGCAGATTCAAGGATCGACTGCCGTGACCATCCGGAAACCGGGTCAACCTCGCCAAGCCACTCAAGGAACGAGGGGTCAGCGTTTTGGTCTTTCCAGTCAGGAATTTTTTGCTCAAGCTTGGACCAAAAAGACTCCTGTTTGGTCTGGTTCTGGCCCTGGACGACATCGCCCATAGCCTCTTTGAGCCTGGCAATCTCAGCCTTTTGCGCCTGATACGCCCTTGCAAGCTGCGAAAACTCTTCACCGTATTCGTCAAAAGCATCCGGGTTGAGGTCGGACTGTTCCGGTGTCTCTTTCTCCTGCTGCTTCGACTGCAACTGCTGGTTCATCGCCTGGACTTGCTCGCGCATCAGCCGCAATTCAGCATGAAGCCTTGGTACCTCGTGGTCATATTTGCCCTTCAAGGTGTTGTATCTGTCCTTCCATTCGTCTCTTGGTGCTTCCGGTTCGGGCTTTGATTCGGGAGTCTCTTTTGGCTCGTCAGACGTATCTTTCGGGGCCTCTTCGTGGGTATCCATCTTGTTCTTGTCTGATAGCTCTTTAGAGATTTTTTCTGCCCTATCCACTTGCCTCTGAACCGCCTCTGGTAATCCGCTCATACAACCTCCTTGGGTCCAATTTCAGTTTCCATGACGGGCTGAAACGGGTGTCCAACGGTCTAAAAGTTTACTGCTACCCCCGCCGCACAATGTCTGACGAGGAATCCCAATCCAACAAAATTTCTCGAAGCGCCTGAACACGGCCCTGAAGGTGTCGTGTCGCAACTTCACTATGTTCACCGATCAGCTTTTCCATCTCCCGGTGCATGTTCCGCTCTATCCAACTACGAACCTCCTGCCCGGAAAAGGTCTCTCCGACCGAGTGCAACGCTTTGAAATCTTTCTTTACTGTGTCCATGCTCACTTAGTGCTTGTAGGGGTGTGGTGTGCCGATTTTGGGAAAGAAAAAACTAAACCGCTTGATCCCCGTTCACCGCGCCTGCCGGATTGATCTCCCTGCCCCGGGGCATCGCCTGCTGTTGTGGCTGCATCATGGCCTGCGATTGCTGCATACGATTACGCTGCAACATCTCTGTTTCAGTCGGGACAACATCGTGGATGTCCAACCCGTCGAATACCTGCCTGAGCAG